CTCAGACATGATAGAATTCAATTCCGAGTGGAACACTAGAAAACACTCAATCATGCCAACATTCCGATGGGTTTCTGCGTGCTTGGAAGTTGGTGTTGTTGAGAAATTTATAGATCGAATCCACAACTTCTATGGAACAGCTACCAATGTCATTGAGGCTGGAGGGAAAATACTCGAAACGGCTATAATACAGATTTGCCAAGCCTGGATGCATTATCATATGATTGGTCTAACTAGTCATGAGCTATCAAAAGAAGTGACATCTTTACTCATCAAACTCAAGGATCCAGCTCTGGGCTACTTTCCTCTAGACAGTGATTGCAATGCTGGGATAACGGGTGTCGACTTCATGCTGTACAAGTACCATGTTGATTCCACATATGGTTACGGAGTTGGAGCCAATAAACTGATAGCAGCAGAGTTGGAGATGTTCACAGAAGATTCCAAAGATCCATCAGTTGCTCAGAGTCTCAGAAGAATTAGGCTGAAATTTGGAAATCACAAGATCTTTCAGAACCTATTACGAAGATTATCAGCACCTGATCTAGAGGATCTGTTATCACAAGTTGAAAAAGACCCCTCAGTTCTCTACTACCCGCCAAAGTCATGGAAGTCAAGCAAGCTGAACATCTTCATGAAGCTTTTCGAACCCGGAGTAAAAGAAAGCTTGAGTAGACACTCAGCAACAGCTCGTGTATTATCTGCTTCAGCCTATATGATAAGCAGACCCTGTTTCACAAAATCTGGATTCGATGGCAAGCTTAGTCTGTATAAAGCCCTCAGACTGGAAAACTTCGATAGATTGCTAGAGTACAGCACAAAACTTCCAGTTGACAAAGTGTACTTATTTTCGGATGAATACAAAGACACACTAGCGGATATCAACTCCATTCTCTCCAACTCTGTTCTACAAAAGGTCAACATGAAGAGTAGATCCAAACAAACCATTCAAGTCTTTGATAGAGTGCTAAACGATATATCAGTCATTGAAATGTGTAAACAGAAATGGTACGGGGATGGAAGAACTGGTTTGACATTTAGACAGTTTGATATCAAGTGGGCTGAGCTGAAGGATAGGTTCTCATTCCTCAAGGACAGCAGAACCCAAACTAAAGAAATCCTTGGCATGTCAGAAGTCCAACTGAAGAATTTCCTAGTGGGAATTGACTCCAGACCTAGGAAACTCACTCTCATGGACACTGCTGCCAAAGGTTCTAGTGTGAAGTCAACAATGACAAGACTATTTTGGCCAAACATCAAACTCCTAAGGACCGGTAGTAACTCAGATCTAGAGGAAACTGCATCTAGTATCAGATCAAAGATGTTCTCCATTCTAACACACTGGTCATCAAATGCTGAAAAGAAGAAGGAAATAACTTCACTGATCTCCAAAGCTGACATATTGACTCATAGGCATGTTCCTAACAAACTGAAGAAGACCAAGTGTATTAGAGATTCACTAATGAACGTTCCTAAATCTGAGATCATCGACAACATCATCTCAGAGAAAATAGGTAGTCTTGGTGTGTTCACAATTAGGCAATCGGGATATGGCGAAAATAGGACTGGCTATGGAGAATGGAAAGGACTTGTGTTGTCAACTCAAGTGAAACTAGAACTAGAAGGTCCATTTTGCACTAGAATAACTGTGTCCAATCTAAAAGATAAGCATGACTTAGGCAAATCGCTTTTGGAGATAGTTAGGAACATCAAGTCTAAGTTTCCTGAGAATGCCTGTGAATCTGATCAATGGTTGACACCTGATGGAACCATCAATGGAGGTAGAGGTATCATGCATGCAATTCCGATTGACATACAAGAGGACCTGAAAGTCACTATCTTTGATGATGTGCTAGATTGGGAGTGGTTTGTAGATATCAACTTCAACACAGTTAGACTAAGAGCAGCTGCTGGTTCTGGCACTGTGCTCACAATACTAACAGATGTTGTGAGATCCTATGAGTGGGATCCAATCTACACTATGGAAGATTCTATATATAAGAACTGGAATAACAGTGAACCCATGAATGCAGAGGAGTTTGGACATGAACTAGCTCAGTTCTTCAATTCAAGTGACGCAAAGACACTAAAGGAATTGTCACTAATAGTGAACAACCACAGAACTGCAGTTAGTGCTTCAGGGTGGAAGCTATCTGACTTTAAGTCAGCCCTAAGGAGCTTCTTCTCCTTGAAGTTTTCGGAAGCTGAGGCCCCAGAACTGAATTCACCAGATTCACCAGTGGAGCTACTGATAGATGAGGATGATCTCATGTTTTTCCAAACTGGTGACTTTGAAGTGGATAAGTCCTTACTAGAAGAGTTAAACGAAGATGACGACACATTTGAGTTTGATGCTGACTTCAATGTTGATAGTTATTTGGATGAACACTTAGAAATGTTGTTGACAGAGAGAGAAACCTCATACATTAGCAACCAAAGCCAGATGCCTCCAACAAATAGATGTCTCACATCTCTTGACGGTCTATCCAGGGCTCTATCTGGTAAATCCTTAAGAGAACTATACACACACTGCATGGAGAATGAATCTAGGAGATTTCCAGGTCTTATGGGGAAGATAATGACTCTCATTACTAGCACTCCAAGGGTTGCAAGGGAAATGTCAAACCTAGAACGGGATGTTTTTAGACAGGAAGAAGATTCTGTGTCCGCCACCTTATCTCTAAGAACAATGGAGGATTTAGGGAACTTGGATGAGGACACAATTCTTGAGAACATTAGAGAGATAGACGTTATGCTCAAGATATCAAGACAACCAGTCATACGAGACAACCTCCAGCAGACCAGAAGGAGGTACATGAACATGCTAAGCCTAATAGACATAAAAGAGGGCAACAGCTCCATATCTAAAGTGCCTTCTAGAGATCTCATACTGTGGCTTAGAGATGAATCTGGTTACTTCAGCAAAGAGATGAACGTTCTTTATAGACTGACTGATTCTGCTTACATACTTGCCATGAGAGATAGACTAGACACACAGGTAGAGAAGATGTGAAAGTCAGCTATGATAAGTGAATACGAACTTGGGTTGTATAGAGAAGCCATACAAAAGCCGCATCTAACAACTCTATTCTTAGATGTGTTTTCCAGCTTCTTAAATATAGATCTAAGAGTCGGTCCATATTGCACAAACACAAATGGTCTGTTTGAGTTTGATTTCGAC